ACAGAGAGTTTCTGTAGAGCTGCCATGGAATGATGAAACTCTTGTCCAGAACACCATTGTTACATTCCTTGATGACTGTGTTGAGAGCATTGATGCTATACAATGTGTTGCTCTCCTTCTTTCTGTGAATGGAAATGGTGTTGGCAGATCTTCTAGGTGATGGTAACACAATGTTGTAGGTTATGTACAGATCATCCGAACGCTCCTGATCACAGAACAGAAACATACGATTCTCACTAAGGTCATATGTTGCAATGATGTGCTCTGTAATGATGTCCTGATTGCGCCTATGTGCAAATGTACATAGTAGTTGTGTTTTCACCTACCCCATCCTTTTTTAATATATATGTAAATTATATTGCAATATGATTAATTCAATGCAACACCAGGATTAGTATTATGCCACATAAAACTGCTTTCTGGTTTCTTAGAACCCAATGTAATGCTGCCGGCGTCGACTACATCATCAATATCATCTCTAGTCACAACGATAAAAGATGTGGACATATATTTGGGTGGTCTATGTTCATGAAAAATAATAGTATCAACATTGATCTTATCCATATATGATTCGAGATTAGTTTTGGCTAATGCTCTACCGATATCAACTACATCATTATAATTCAGTGATCCACCAAAATACTTTCTCGCAACAGAGTCTTTATTGAAAAAAATGTTGCCAATACCATCCTGAACATTATCAATGAAGTCATCTTTTGATATAACATCATTATCAACCAACAGTTCATATGCATTTTTTATAGCATATGCAATATTTCTGTTGTCAGGATTATTTAGAAATTCTTCCTTGGCTTCTTCATCGACGCTTAACATGGTAGATAAGAAATTATTTTTTATGTTAAGTTCTTTACCTCGGCCAGCTTGTTGGCCTAGGCGGCCACCTTTTCCTTTTAATTCAGTGGTTTGCCCATCCACAACTATATCACCACCTGATGTCGAATTGAAAACATTATCAAATAAAAGTATAAGAGCAATCTCAGCAGGCCCAGTTGCACTGCCGCCAGCATCAGCACCTGGTTGTATTTTTATCAGATTACTAATTGTTTTGTCATTCAATCCTGTCAATTTAGTAATATCACCTTTACCAGCAGAATCCCATTTTAAATCTTTAGGAGATTCAAAATATTCTATCACTTCTTTGGCATCCGGTAGTTTAGCTATTTTATTAAAGATAATGTTAACAGCATCTTGTCCAATTTGATAATTACCTGATGTAATATTTTTCTTTTCAAAATACTGAATAACAGATGATTTAAATGCAACACTGTTGATGATTTGATTTATTTTGAAAAGATCCTCCGAATCAAGATCTGTATTATTAATTAGTTTGATAATGTCATCTTTTGAGACCTTATCATAATCTTCAGTTAACACATCATCTGATATATACTCATAAAACATTTCATTTTCTGATACCATATCATTTTCTTCAATGTCTTTCTCAACCGGCGTGGCATCTAAGAAGCCTTGATCCAAAATGTCCGGTGACTCTTTCACATGTTCTGACAACACTTCGCGAAAGATGCGCATTTCCTCACTGCTATATGGTGGTTCGGCATAGCCTTTAGGCAAACGGAAGAACCATTCCTGTATGACTTTTTCTTTAATGTCCATAGGATTTTTGTATAAATATTAGTTAATTCTTTTAGTCATGTCCTGCATTGTGTGAAGATCTGCTCCTGCTTTGATTTTCACAGGAAATGCTCCTCGCTCTGACATTACGTCTCTGAGTTTCAGTATCAGCTCTTTGCCATCTGACAGAGCATAATCAAACAACATGCTGTCATATGTATATAGTATGAACTTGCTGTCATGTCCTTGCAGTGTGTCCATTATTCTTTGAATCACTGTTATGTTGTGTTCTGTCTCAGTGGCCTGCAACATGTAATTGAACAGCTTGTTGGCATTCATGTCATCTGGCAGAGCATCTCTATGCAGTGGCCGTTCAAATATAGGTGTTGTTACCTGTCCATTGGCTTTGAACTCTCGCCATAACTTCTGTACATAGTCATGACATGCTGCAAAGAATGGAATGCTTCGAAACTCTTTATCAATGTTTCCATACAGGAGTCTGAAAGTGATCTGCTTGGACCGTTCATACTGTTCTTCTGTGAGATCATCACTGAAATAATATTTGCCAAGATGTCCATGTACAGATCCTTCCGGAAAGTCATATCCCAGTATCCTGGCAATGAGTCGCACATGAAATGCATCAAAGTCCATTTCCAACAGCATGCCTTTCTGATGTCTGCTCACAAATGCACTCCTGCAACCATTCTCCTTGTTCAGTGCAGCATAATTCACTCCTCCATGCTTGTTGGATGGCCGGCCTGTGGCAGTATATAGATTGTATTCACTGAATGTCTTTGAAGATTTGGTTGCAGTGAAATGCTGTTCAAACACTGACCGATCAATCTGAAGTCCGGACTGTTCAATGGCATGAAAGGCTGCAATGGACTGAGATTCATACTGTTGAAATGCTCTGCTGTGACGATGTGTCTCATAACTGCTCATAAACACCTCTCTCATTGCTCGGCAACGCTCCATATGCTTGGTCATTGGCAACCAGTCATAACTGTTTGTAGTTCCACTCCACCAGGCTCCCCAGGCATTGTGACATGCTGTATTGCTCTCATCCAATGGCAGAGGCTTTCCTGTTTGCCACCAATGCACCATGTCAGCATCCACCGTTCTATACGGGTAGTATGCCATTAATCGCTTTCTGCCCAATGCATAGATCACCTTGGAACTTGTAAGGTGTTGCAGAAGGTCGTTACTTTGGTTTACGCAGTCGAAATGATGAAATGGAACTATCCAGTCCTGCGCATCGGTGATGGTGTAGATGTAAATGAAGCTCAGTCTGGTGTCAGCATAGTGACGGAATGCATCTGAGAACATTGGAATCCAGAAACTGTCCGATTCTTTCAGAGATGCCTGTAATGCCTTGATGTCACCTGGATGTTCAGTTATTATCACATATTA